GTTCCTTTTAACCTTGGGAATCATTCCTTCGTGAAATATGACGATTTTTGTCCAACTCATAAGCCAAGAATAATACCCCAAAAGTGATCCAAACCAACATACGCTTGCGAAAAATCCTAAAACTGATACCAATATCCTGATGAAGTGTTCATTGATATTCATATTATAATAAGCTAGAAAGAATGCTCCTACAAAGATTGCATAAAGATTCATCCACGTATTAAATCTACTAGTATGAAATTCTAATCCTTGGATAGCTTTTTCATAAAAATACTTCTCTTGCTCTTTCATTGTATGACTCTTGTAATTTTGTTAAGCTGCAAATATACATGATAATTTTCATATTCTTACTTCGGTACATAAAAATGTCGAAGCTGCCCCTGCTTACATTTGCAAATCAAGCACATATTCCCTTCCTTAATAGTGTGTGCTCGTGAAACTATTTTGATATGAAAATTTGTGGACTTGATGTGCATAAAGCTAATGTGTTTATGTGCATTATCAAAGATAATGGTGATAAAATAGAAAAATAGTTTGATGTTTTGAGCCCTGAAATCAACCGCCTCTTTATACTTTTTTGAATAAAAGAGATTATGAAAAACACGTGTCCTTTATTTATTGAGAAAATATAATAAAATGATTTCATCACTTTATATTTTAAGAGAAAAAGAATATGCCGGATATTTATTCTATTCTCGCGAAAAACAAAGAAAACTTTGGGCAGATAGTAAGTGAACTGTCTGTAGATACAATTGAGAATCGTACGCCTGTAGAATACAAGGAAGAGTATAACGGTGAACGCAGGCGACGTAAAACCTCTGTGGGATGGCGTGAACCTAAACGTCTTGAGGTTTATTCCGATACACTTGTAGATGCCAAGGGAAATCCAATACGCTTAGATGATAAGATTGTTGATGTGGCTCGTATCGTCACTAATTTCCCGAAGAAGACGGTGCGTACTGCAGCTGCATTTATGATGGGCGGAAAGATGAATATCAACGCCGATAATCAGGATGATGGATTTAATGAGTTTAAGAATGTATGGACCAGGAGACTTAAAATGCAATCTATTTTAAAGTGTTTTGCACGAAAGGTAATGTCGGAAACTAAAGCGGCCATTGTGTTTTATCCTGCAACCTCTGTACATTGGAGCGGTGCAAAAACAACTACTCTTAAATGCAAAATACTTTGCCTCCCGGATAAAGATAATGTCCTGTATGAATTCTATCCGCATTTTAATGATGATGATGACATGGATGCTTTTATGCATCGTCACCATGTTCTTTCTGATGATAATATGGTCAGGGAACGCGTTATTATTTGGACTAGAGAAAGAATCATTACCGCCATGCAGACATGGGGAGGGTGGGAAGTAAAAGAGGTTGTTAATCCATTCGGTCTTATCCCCGTTGTGTATTCAGAGTTGAATGCTCCGATATGGGACGAAGTAAGTTCAATAATGGATGCGCGTGAGATGAGGCTTTCTCGTATGGCCGACACCAATGATTATTTCTCAGAGCCTATATTAAAGACTTTTGGTGATACTGATCTTCCGGGGAAAAATACAGTAGGAAAAGAAATATCTTTCCCTGTTAAGGTTGACCCTGATACAGGTAAGGAATTTCATGGTGATGCTGATTATCTAGCTTGGCAGCAATCTATTGATTCGGTAAAGGAAGAACTTAGTGAAACGCGTAATGAACAATTCAGTGGAACATCTCAGCCTGATTTATCATTCGATAATTTAAAGGGTATCGGTAATATATCGGGTGTCTCGCGTCGATTCATGATGATCGATGCGGAAATAATGGCCAGCGAGAATATGGAAGTTTTTGGACCGGCTATTCAACGGTGCGTTTCTATTGTATGTGCGGGTATTGCCAATATTACCAATATCAAGTATCGACAGCAACTTATAGATAATTGGATTACTGTGTCATTTGATTCCATCTTACCGAAAGATCCTGTGGAAGAGGCCAATGTTCTTTCTATCGCTAACGGTGGAAAGGCTTTTAACTCACAACAAACGGTTGTTTCTAAATCTCCGTTAACACCTCCTGGAGACGTTGAAGGAGAACTTAAACGAATGGAAGAAGATGAACAAAAGGCTGCTGCCCGTAATAATATGATTGGACTTACGATTTAGAGCATGTCGTTCTTTTTACGTTTCCTTATACAAGGAACTATTTTGGGTATGATCATTAGAATAGAACCTGCTATATAAAATAAAAGATACCAGCATGCATAAGATTGTTGTTCCTTCTTTCCTTCTTTATATCTATCCATGATAATATTCCATGTAGCAAGTCTCCTTTCCTCTATACTGCGAATAATTTCTATTCTCGCATCTAGATCATTGGCGGCTAACGCTTTTGCAATATCGGTATCATTATGGGATAACATTAGAATGTTATCATTCATCATAATTAAGGGAGTAGTTGTTTCATATTCTTTTAAATCCTCAGAGAAGTTTTGAAAACCAAACGAAACTAACAGAATAAATAAACCTAATCCTTCTATAAATTTTTCTTTCATTTTTTATTGCAAATAAACGAAAATAATTTTTTAATGAGAAAGTCTATGAAGAAATTATCATTTTACGAACGTCAGCATGTTCAGCGCTTATTGAAACAGCAGAATGATATAGCAAGGATCTTTAACCAGTTTTGTGTATCTATATCTCCGGAGCTTAGAAAATGGATGGATACGGGCAAAAACAGTGTCTGGGTCCGCAATTCTGCAGTTGAAAATGCAATTGAGCGTCAGCTTATTGCCCTACAGTCCTCGTTGATGGCTAACATACATACTAATCAGGAAGAATCTTTCAGTGCCTCAAATCTGAAGAATGATGAGCTAATTAGTGCTTTTATTCAAGGGATGGCCGTTACCGAAACATTACGTAAAGGAATGTTTGCCCGTAATGTTGAGGCTTTAGGTTCGCTTCAGCAGCGCACAACCAATGGGATGAATTTAAGTGAGAGAATCTGGGGTATTGCTGATCAGACGAAAACACAACTTGAATTCTATCTTAAAAGCGGTCTGTCTTCCGGTAGGTCGGCTACACAAATAAGTCAGGATGTTAGGCAATTGCTTGAATATCCTAATAAGAGATTCCATCGAATTAGAAATGAAAAAGGAGAGTTGGTACCATCGCAGCCTATGAAAGACTATCATCCGGGACCAGGGCAGTATCGTTCATCTAAGATGAACGCATTGCGTTTGGCTGTAACGGAGACCAATATAGCCTATCGCAAATCTGATTCCGATAGATGGCAAGGACTTGATTTCATCCTTGGAATAGACATAAGACGTTCTCCAAGCGCAAAAGAGCCGTGCAAGATATGTGATCCGTTGGAAGGCGAATATCCGAAAGGATTTGTTTTTACCGGTTGGCACCCGTTCTGTATCTGTGTTGCTACTCCAAAAATGATGTCTCCAGAGGAGTTTGCGAATTACTTACTTACAGGTCAATTGCCTGTAAGAAAGGTTGTCAGCGATATACCGTCAAACGCAATCGAGTTCATGCGAGACAATGAATATATGCGTGATTCGTATGCGTATAAGGATAATAAAAAATGGTTTGAAGGAAACCAGAAATAAAGGCTAATGTCCTTGGATAACTAACTTTATCAACCCAATATTGCATAACCAAAACATTACGATTATGCAGTATGAAGAAGATATTTTGAACGCAGCTTTTGCGACAGGTTACGAACCTAGAGATGGAATTAGTCGAGAACAATTATTGTATGAAGCGCGGGAATGGATAACCGACCTTACAAGGTAAATCAGAGCAGCTGTAACAGGCTGCTTTTTTTGTGCGTGAAAGTTTTACCTGTTTTATATTTTAAAGGAAAAAGTACTAACTAATTCACATCGTTATGACACTTATTGATGCAATTAAAAAAGGATTGAAAGCTGCTGGAATTGACGAAAAGTATGCTCAAAAGGTACAGAAGCTATTCAATATTGAAAAGGAAGATGGGTTAGAAACCTATATCCAACTTTTTAAGGATAACATTCTTCCTGATCTTCAGCCATCCGGACAGCCCACACAAGAGACTATTCAAGCGTCTGTTAATGCGGCAATCGCTGAATACGAAAAGAAATATGGGCTCAAAGAAGGTAAGCCCATTGAAAGTCCGAATCCAGATGAAGATAAATTCAAAGGGCTGGACCCATCTGTAAAAGCTCTTATCGAAGCTCAAAACAACAGCTAGAGGAAATGAAAGCACTAATTGAGGGAAACCAAAAGAAGGCTGCAACTGCTGAAATGAGCGTTAAAGCAAAG